GCTGCTGCACCAGGACCACCTGCTGTTCCAAGCAGGGTTGCTATTTGTAATAATGATGCACTAATGCCAACTAAATTGGTTACCCACGGTGGCATTGTGCCGCCTGCTAGTCCTAACTTAGCAAGTGCTGTCACTGATCCTTCAATATCTTTAATTGTTTGCCCAACTGCCGTAGCAAACTGAGGTAGAGCATTTTTAGCAATGTCTTGCATCTTAAGTGCAAAGTCTTGCTGGATCGCCATTAAATCAACTGCTTCATTTCCTTTTGCTCCGGGCTTGGCAGTTTTACCTTTTTCTAATTCTGCTTCAATCTTCTTGCGTTCTTCTTCAGTTTTTGTAAACTTCTGCATGTACTGGAAAGATGCATTCTGACTTGCTGATGCTGCTTTAGCATCCTCTGACCCTGCTTGGGCAAGGGCTTTGTTTGCCATTGCTTGATCGTGTGCTTCTTTGGCGTTATTCTTTTGTATCTCTTGTTGACGTTGGGCACTTAACGATCCATCTAGCGCCGCTTTATATGATTGCTCGTTTGCTTTTGCAATACCACTGTTAGTAGCTTCAGTAATAGCTAAATCTTTACTAATTAGAGTGCCATAGATCATACGTTCACGGAATGCACGTTGCTGATCCGCACTCATATTCATCATAGCGTCATTTATCTTCTTGCGTTCAATTTCATTCATCCCATCTAGCTGTTGGTTGAATGCTAGTGTGTCGTTGTCTTGACGCAATTTTTCTTGTTTAGCTTTTGTATCTTCGCCTGTTAATGCTGAAAGGATTTTTAAGTTCTTTGCATAGTCTTCTGTCTGGGCCGCAATTTCTGCTTGGCTAGCTTTTAATTTGCCTGTTGGGCCAGCCATCATTACCATAGTTTGGGCATATGCATCGGCTTGCTGTTCCATGTTCATGCCTAGTGCAAACATACCTCTACGTGCAGACTCACCACCGGCTTGCATTGCACCAGCTAACTTTTTAGATGCTTCGCTGACCCCAATACCTAATTTAGATAGACTTTCTTTGTTGACTCCAACAACTTTAGAAAACTGTTCTAATGTCATCCCGGCGGTTTGGGCAGTATCAACCATTGCCAACATGCCACCAGCAAAAATAGCACCACTATTGCTCAGGTCGCCAAACCCACTAATCATCTTAGTGGTTTGTGTTAGCATAAAGCCTATACCAGCTTTTGCCAGTTCGCTCATGCTATTGCTTAAAAAACCTAGAGCCGATCCCGCTGCGGTAGCTGCAACACCAACATACTTGAGCTTGCCGCCTGCGCCAGCAGTTGCAGCACCAAAGTCAGTGAGTGCTTTAGATCCAACTTGACTGGCTGCATTAGCCGTGTCAATGTTAGACGTCATAAAGTCAGCAGCTACTTTAAGAGCGTCTCCGCCCCCTAATGCTGATTTAGCTGCACTTGTAAACGAGTTAGCAACACCTTTAATAACTGTACCACCTAAGGTACCCATGCTTTCTTTAAAGATATCGTTGGCTTTATTACGAGCATTCGCTGATTCTAACTCAGACTTAGCTTTAATTAGTTCTGCTTTTTTACCTTGATCAGTGGTGTTGTTTACTTGTTGTCTAAGAGCTTTTAAAGATTCGTCAAGTTCAGCTGCTGTTAGATTTTGATTTTTATATTGCTTTTTTAACCCGTCGATTGATACTGATATTTCATCGTACGACTTTTTATATTTCTTAGATCCATCTTCAATTGCTTTAACAAACTTATAGGTAGACGCAGCAGCTTTTTCATCACTGATACCAGCTTCCTTGGCCGTTTTAATGTTTTCTTCAATGATATGACGATAGCTTTCGCTAACGGATTTCAACCGTTCCAGTTCGTCCTGAATTTCTTTGTTATCCATCCGGTTTTTTACCCATAAATATATACAATATCAATTATTTATGGGACTTAAACATGTCAAATTCTAGCAATCCACTTGCCAAACACTTTCGCCAACCTGCTTTGTACATTAAACTAACTAGCAAGGGCAAGTTCTGGCGTGAAGGTACACTTGAGCAGCCAGCTATAGGCGAAATCCCAGTGTACCCAATGACTGCAAAGGATGAAATTATCCTACGCACCCCGGACGCACTAGTAAACGGTACTAGCGTTGTGCAAGTTATTGAAAGCTGCTGCCCAAACGTTAAAGATGCATGGGCTATGCCTAGTGTAGATGTAGACAGTACTCTAATTGCTATTCGTATTGCCAGTTACGGCGAGAAAATGCCCATTACCAGCAAGTGCCCGCACTGTGGTGAAGAAAACGAATACGATTTGGATTTGAATCACATTTTGCGCCAAGTACAGATGCCTGATTACTCAACTCCTGTTAACACAGAAGATGGGCTAGAGATCTACTTAAAGCCAATGGACTATGCTCATGTAAGCAAAGCAGGTGCAGTGCAGCTCGAAGAGGAAAAGCTAATTCAAGCATTAAGCAATCCCGAACTAGACGAAGAAGTTCGCAAAGCAGAATACGATAAGCACATCAAGAAAATGATCGAGCTTAACTTAGACAATATCACAGGATGCACTGACTACATTCTAGCAGATGGCTCCAAAGTGAGTGATTTGGAATTCATTCGTGAATACTATTCAAACGCAGAAGCAGAAGTTATGCGTGATATTCAAGCTCGTATTGCAGAGTACGGTAAGTCGGCAGGACTAAAGCCATACGATACAACATGCAGTGATTGCGGTAATGATTTCCAAATGAACGTGGACTTTGATTACTCAAGTTTTTTCGCAAAAGGCTTTTGACCCTAGACTACGAAGATAGCGTTTCATTGATTGAGCAACAGGAACGCGAATCAAAAGCCATTAAAGAAGAACTGCTTAGAATATGCTGGTACATGAGGGGTGGCATATCATACGACGATGCTGCATTACTCAGTCAAACTGAACGTGGGATTATCGATAAGATTATTAAAGATAACATGGAAACAACGAAGAAGTCGGGTCTTCCCTTCTTTTAAAGATGTACTGCGTACATCTGTTGCTTTCGCTATCGCTCATCAACATTACTAAATCAAGATAGTAAATTAATTTTTAGTTTACTATCTTCATTTATGGACTACGCTTCAGCGGTAATAGTTTCATCCAGATTCCTTAGTCACACTTTGCCCGCACAGGGCAAAAATGATTTCATCCGAGTTCGGAATAGTCACTAGCGTTAAAGCTACAAAGTATTTCTACTTAACACAGGCGGTTGTCCGGTACCTGCTCGCTTAGTTCTTATAACAACGGCAATTTACATCATATACGCTAACATACGTGTAAACCTGTAGCATCACTGCTACGTCTTTTTAGCCTTTACATAAAGATAATTTACTCTCTTGATAAATTACCTGCTTTTATTCATCTTCAAACAGCAAAACCACGGCATTTGTGATCGTCGTCCCACCTTAGGGATAGTTGCTGAGTGCTCTTGGGTGCAAAGAGACTTCCGTCCGGGCGTAGTTAAACCCCTTGTCATGGGCACATGATTTTAGCCTGTGCGAGCCTTACTACCTGATTTATTTTTAAATTTTGTTAATTGATTGCTTAATGCAGAATCTTGCTCTAACTTTTGCCAGTCAACTTTTCGGTGTGCGAGTTCGGCTTTGAACATAAGTGCAATGCCTTGGTCGCTCCAATTATTGGCGGCCCAAATCAAATATTCTTCGGGGATTTCTTTTATGAAACGCCCTTTATACTTGCCCCACGGCATTTTAGTATATGAATATTCGCTGTTCTTCATTAATTGTTGATTTTGTTTATAATATGGGAGCCATGGACACGGACAGAAATTTGTCCGTTATAATAATCTGTTGATTCAAGCACTTTGCGAGCAAATTGTTCTCTCGCTTCAATGTAACTGCACTCTGCTTTACTTTTACAATAGAATAGGATTTCTCTTGTAAATTTGTCAGAGCCCAATGATTCAACGTCTTTTGTTAATTCTTCACTTGAGCCATAATATGTGCGCCAATCAGAATCCACTTTGCTGCGGATTTTCTTTTTCTTCTTGGTGCCGTTCTTGAGTTTTACTGTTTTAAGTGTTGTCTTAGAAAATTTTGCTAGTTTTTTGCCTATGTATTTGCGCCCTGATACAAGGTTAGTGATTAGATATACGAACCCGATGCAATCTTCTGGTAAATCTTCGACCTGTGAGCTTTCAAATAACCATGTCATGCTGAGTTTTTCTTGTATTATCTATTCAATAGTTATGCCTTTGTAATGGTTTCAAAATATTTTGCTATATCTTCGTGATCTAGCCAGTGCCATAATGAGAGTTTTTCGTATAGTTCGTTTGTATAGTGTGGGTCAGATGGTTCTTGTAGGGCCTTGATAATTGCGTTGACTTCTGCGTCTATGTGTTCTTTAAATCTATTTGGGTCCCGTGGGTTGCTGGGTCCCGGGAAGGGTTCTGAAAAGTGCCAATGTTTATACTGAATTAATAATCTGTGCTTAATGTCTTCTGGTAAGTTTTGGATCTGCATAAACGCAGGACGTACCAAAATATTAGTCATAACGTCTACCTTGCGATCCACACACCAACGGTATAAATCGTCCAGTGTGTGTACACTTAAAGCACTAGGTACAGGACGTACTGTAACATAAACGTGTGCTTCTTTGCGATGTTTTAGGTAAGTTTCAATGTTGTTGAGTACCGTTTCGTAATCAGCCCCACGTCTAATATAGTCGTTTAGTGGGCCCATGCACTCTACGCTAATACCAATATCAACGTGCCTAAATGCATTTAATTTCTCGATTAACGGTATATTCACTACAGTGCCGTTGGTAGTAAATCCTAAGTAGATATCTGTTTTGCCGGCGTCTAAAAGGCGATCTATTAAGGATTCGAACTTGGGATTTAGTAATGGCTCGCCGCCAATTAAGTGTACAAATTCTAGGTTTGGGGTGCTGCAAATATAGTTTACAACGTTTTCCCACGCTTTATCATTGTCTGTCCAGTTGAGTCTAGCAGACCCGTTAAACAGCCCTTGCTTGATATGTTCTACTGCAATTTTGCTGCTAGCCATTGGCGTACACATTCTGCAAGCTAGGTTACACTCGTTGCCCAAGCTAATGTGAAAGCTGTTAGGACGCATTGTGCTATGCCCTAGGTTGTCTTCTGAGTACTTAAAAGCTGCATAATCCGGGCTACGTGCAAAGGAATCCTCGAACTTGATACTATGTATGCGGCTCTTCAAATTCTCCTTTAAACGCTTGCTACTAGAGCCCAGCTCTTCTTCTTTGTAGCACATGGCGCACAAAGGTTCGCTGTTGCCCTGCAACTTGTTTAATCTAGCATTACGCTGATGCTCGCTGTTAACCCAGTCCTCAATGCTCATTGAGTGAACGTTGTACTTTGCAGCTTCTGGAGTACGGGTAATAGTGTTGGGCTGTGCGCCGCAACTATGGTATGTGCCGTCTGCATTAATGTGAACTTCGGTCCACGGAATGTTACAAAATACTTTACTTACAGTCACGGCACTTTACCTTACAAATATCCAATGGCATTGTTTCAATGCGGGTTATAAATTCATCCCATAGCTCATCTGTTAAAACTTCAGACAGTGAGCGTGTCTTAACACTTAATCGATCTCTATACTTGTCTATAAAGTCGTTGTAATGATATCCGCTGTTAAACCACGGACATGGATGTACAATACCATCCACGTTAATAAACAATTCTTTTTCCCAACGCATGCACTTGGCCCAAGTGTGACCTGATGGGTTATTCTTTACTATTTTTATTTCTTGCATTCTACGTAAAGACGTTGTGGTCTTTTCGTATTGGCTTGTGGCACTTACGTTAACTTCTGAGGGCTTAAGCAAGTCCACTTCATCTACTGCATAAGAACCGTCAAACTTAGAGCTCTTAACAGTTTGGAATCCATCTACTTTTAAGTCCTTGGCGATAAGCATTATGTCACGCATCTTGTCCTCATTAAAGTTGAAATAGATACTGCTCCAATTAATTCTAACTGGTCCTGTGGCACGTAATGCACGGATACCTTCTATGATACTATCCCAGTCGCTATTAACTCTGTACAAGTTGTTAGACGCTTGGTCCCACCCGTCGACACTAAACGTAACCTTGTCATATGCAGTTAGCATTAAGCCAAGTTCAGTCCACCACTCGGGTTTCTTGTAGCTACCGTTAGTAACGATCTCTACTGTTGTCCAAGTGTTAGACTTAATGTATTTGATGATTTGTAAAAACTGCGTAGCATATATAGGATCACCTATGTCGCCACAGAACAATATCTTCTTAATGTGATTTTTTAAAAGGCTAATAGGAAACGCATTTTGGAACTGGGCCAAACTAAACTCTCTGTTGAGGCTATCTTGATCCAATTCCGTGCGAGGGCAGCGAGGGCACTTTAAAGTACACTTGCTGCTCAGTTCGATATGTATGCTTTCGAGATTAAACAATCTCAACATCTGTGTTGTAACTTGTGAATCCATTTTCCTTAACAACGTGTAAGGTGTTGTTTACTCGGCCTGCTAGTTCGTCTTTGTGTGATACTAGCCAAATGCTACGATTGTTCTCACGGCTCATCTTCTTAAGAATAGCAAGACTGTTTTCAACACCACTGCTATCCATGCCGCTATCTACTAGCTCGTCAATGAACAGCAAGTTAATAGGTTGATACAAACTTTCCCACACATCACGGAATGCCCAGCTCAATGACAGGATCAAACGATTACGTTCGCCACGGCTCAAGTTGTCAAAGTCTAAGTCACGTCCAAGTTCTGTAATTGCCACAGTTAAGTCGTTGTTGAATTTTACAGTATGCGGCAAGCCGATGCGATCCAAGTATTGTCCTAAACGTGCATTCAGATAGCTTAAGTTTTGATCAATAATACGTTTACGGATAAAGCTGTCTTTGTTTGTTAGCAGCTTAAGCAAGAACTCTTGATGATCCTTGAGCAATGTGTAATCGTTAATCTTATCAAAGCTAATTTCTTCAACGCCCTGTGTTTGCATTTCAGTAATTTGATCTGCATACGGATCAGACTCTGCTTGCTTGTTTGTTAGCTGTTGCAGAATACTTGCCATGCTTGAACGATGTTCAAACGCATCGCTTTCTTGATCGTAATAGACTTGGGGCTGTGCGCCAACATCGCCAAGTGCCGCTAGCGATTCAGTATGTTCTAACCACTGTGTGTTAGTTGCTAATGCTTGCAACGATGCTTCCTGCAAGGCTTTTTTCTTGTCTTCTAGTAGCTGCTCTTGCTTGCTGTCATGGAACGCTTGTCCACAGCTATGGCAAGTGTGATTTTCTAGACTAGCAATTTCTGTTTTAAGAGTTTCAACTAGCTTTTGCTCACGCTTCTCATCTAGCTCGCATTGTCTAATCCAGCGGTTAAGTTCGTTAACGTGCTTAACTTTTGCATTGTAATCGGATAACGCTTTGTGCGACAGCAATTCAGCTTCAATATCAAGTTTGTCTAGCTCGTCATATGCAGCCAGCAACCTGTCTAGATCTTCGTTGTGCTTGCTTTGCCACAACGATTGCCTACGCTTTAAGTTTTCAATTTGTTCTTGGATACGCTTGTTAGCATCGCCTACAGCTTTGATGCGGAATTCTTCTTGTGTAATCAAGTCTTTAGTAGACTTGGTCTGTTCCTTTAGTGCATCTGCTTTTTCACTAAGCATAGTAATACCTAGTAGCTGTTCAATGATTGTGCGTTGATCATTGGCTTTTAAGCTAAGGAACGGCTCTGTGTAAGTGTTAAGGGCCACAACGTGCTTAAACATCTCGTGACTCATGCCAAGCATACGTTCAATCTCTGCTTGTGTTTCACGGCTGTCGCCTTGTGCATCGTCTGTGATTTCCTTTTCAATGCCGCCTACTAAGAACTTCATGACGTTGGGCTTACGACCACGTTCAATACGATAGTCCACTCCGTCTTTGTTGAAGTCGATGGTAACCATCATGTTCTTACCATTTGTTTTGTTGATCAAGTTATCCTTCTTGATCTTAGTAAGTGCTTCGCCATAAAGGGCATAGCTTAGAGCGTTAATAATTGTGGTCTTGCCTGTGCCGTTACGTGCGCCACTGTCGTCCCCGCCTAAGTCTAAGTTCTCCCCTAGTACCAGCGTAAGGTCTCTGCGGTCAAAGTTAACAGCTTGTGTAGCATTGCCTACACTCATAAAGTTTTTAACAGTAATATCTCGAATTTTAAACATTAAAGGTTTCTATAGATGTCTAGTAGTAAGTTCTTGTTGAACTTGTCGCTTTCGATACTAGTAAGTTGGCCAGCGACAATTTGGTCAACACTTTCAAAGGAGATGTTTCCTTGTATTTCGTATTCAGTAAGTTCTGTAGTCTTAGCAGGGATAAGAGTAATTTCCCGCAGCTTGTAAGTATCAATGAACGTTTCTTTAATGAACGTTGCTTCTTCGTAGCTGATGTCAATGTCTAGGTTAACACGCACATGCATTCCGGGCTGTAGCATAGCTTCAGTGTGCGAAATTACATCGCTTAGTTGGAACACACGATAACGTGGTTGATCGGGCCATGCATGGAACTCAGGTTCTTTGTCCCATTCTAACACCATCATGCCACGATCGTCGTCGCCGGCGTCTGCATAGTTATGCGGAAAGCAGTTGCCAACGTAGGTCACGTTGCCTTTGGTCTGACGCTTATGGAAGTGCCCGCTGAATACATGCTCGAATCCTTGCAGTGCGTTTACTTCAAACTCTCCGTGGTCCGGCATAGCCACCATTGCGTTCATTAAGTAGCCCGGCAACTCAAAGTGACCGAACAGGTACTTGCCTTTTAGCTTAGATAGTCGTTTATGATCATCTCCACATAGCCAAGGGGCAATAGTGACATTACCGTCGCTAAACCAATCATTGCAAATTTGAACATTAGGGAGGTGCTTTGCCCACTCCACGCTCTGAACGTCACGTTTATCGCGATAATATAGATCGTGGTTACCAGGAATAAAATACACACGTTGAAAGTTTGCATTTAGATGCTCCAATGCTTGCAGGCTGTACCCTAGTGTTAGGATATTGATGCTTGCTCGGTTGTTGTGCCAGTCGCCGAGAAAGAGTGCCGTTTCGCACCCTTCCTCTTTAGCTTTGGCAGTTGCCCATTTTATAAAGTTTAGGCAATCGTCGTTATGTAGTGTACTGTTGGATTTAAGACCGAAGTGGATATCAGTAAAGACTGCGGCCTTTTTAAATAAATTACTCATTGATTCAGTATAGCAAAAACGTTATAGCGAGATCAAATGTAATTTACTCATCTCCGTCGTAACCACCGCCACCGCCACTAAAGCCCATGCCCTGACGTGTGTAGGATGGGTTTAGGTTGTTCATTTCAAGAATGTCGTCGCGGAGGTTTTGGTTACGCTTTTCAATATTGAGCACCCGCGTAAAACTGTTAGTAATAGCCGCCGTATAGTAAGCAAAAGGATTCTGACTCTTAGATTCGTCAAATTGGAGTCCAATCTGACTAAGCTGTAGTAGAGCTTGACTACGCATTTCGTCATTGTATGTGTATCCTCTCCAGTTGGAGCGAGTAGCATAGCGTTCGCACAGCTTCATAAACATGTGTGCTAGCTTACGGGTCATTGCCCCGTGATCTTTACAGTATTCTCCAGCATCTAGTTCGCCCTTCCAATGGCTTTTACCGATGCATACTGGTTCACCTGCTTCGTTTAGTTTAAAGTGCTGAAACGGTGGGAAATTGCACTTGGTGTATTTGGTTGTTTTAGCTTCTTCGGGTTCGTCGTACTCGCTTACGATTTCATCTTCATCTACCCAGGCTGCAACCTTCTTGCCTTTTTTACTATCATCTAGTGGTACATGCTCCCACGTCATAACTCTAAAAACTACATCTGTTTGTAAAACAGTGTCTAGTGGGACTTCAAACTCATCTAATTTACGCTTAGTTCCATCTGCTGTGGCTGCTTCGTGTGCTAGCTTTGCTAGTCTTTCTGCACGATTCTTGCGGCCTTCTAGGATGTTAGTTTTGTTTAGTTTCTTAAGGTCTGGCAAAATGATGTCGTAGTCACCGTATTCTGGATTAGTGTAGCTACAGTAGGTGTTTTTGCTCTTATGGATTTCCTTTAAGATATCCTTGTTGTTGAGATAATTGTGTTTCACTTAACACTTTCCTTATAATAATAGCACATTTTATAACAAATAAATACTAAAAGCAAGAGGTTAACTATGGCAGATTTTTCTTTTTCATCCATAAAAGATTCTTTGAAATCAACAGGGGAAAGCATTGGAAATGCTATAGAATCTGCTGGCAAAGATAACAAGTTCGTAAATTCGGCACTAAACATCATTGATCCTGGCAAAGCTAGACTAGCTGTTGCAGGCCTTCTTAAAGGTGGTGTAAAAACAGAACAACGAAATACCACGGCTCCTAATATTCAGTTTGCAGCAGGCAACGCTGATTGGAGAATTAAAATTAGTCTAGCCAATGCTGCTGACTATTTTTATCAAGGTAACAATCCTGGCATTATGGCACCACTTATTCAGTCCGGTGGCGTCATTTTCCCGTACACTCCACAAATTTCTGTAACACATGCAGCACGTTACGGATCGCAGAACCTTACACATAGTAATTATACCAATTACTTCTACGAAGGATCAGAAGTTCAAGCTATCACAATCAGCGGTGATTTTACAGTACAAGACCCGAAAGAAGGTGCTTACTTGTTGGCAGCAATTTACTTCTTTAGATCAGCAACTAAGATGTTCTTTGGGCAAGGTAGTAAAGTAGGCAACCCACCGCCAATGGTTTACTTAAACGGTTATGGTAGTCACTACTTTCCGAACGTTCCTTGTGTGGTTACTAACTTCCAACACTCATTACCGCAGGATGTTGACTATTTAGAAGTGCCAACAAGCGGTGGGCAAACGTTTGCAGAAAACGATGGTGCTCAAAGCGTAAACACTCTAACTACCCGTGTTCCTACTAATAGCACAATTAGCATCAGTTTACAGCCAATTTACACACGCAAGAACTTGTACGACAATTTCAATCTCGAAGACTTTGCCGCTGGCAAGTTAATTAACGGCAGAGGCGGATACATCTAATGGTTACATATAACAAATCAAGTCCCTACTCATCAACTGCTAACTTTGGACAGTTTTTAGATGTGCTAAATTTTAGAACAATTTCTAAGAAGGCAGATGACGTAACGTACACAATTGATAAAGTTTACAAACATCGTCCGGACATGCTAGCGTTTGACTTGTACGGGGATGCTGGCTTGTGGTGGGTGTTTATTGCTCGAAACCCTAACGTGCTTAAGGATCCTGTTTTTGGATTTAAACCAGGCGTAACTATCTACATTCCTACGAAGGAAACCCTTGTTGCTGATTTAGGATTATAATATGGCAGCAAGTATCTCGTGGCGTAACATTTATGATCTAAACCAAGATCAAATTAGCAACCCAAATCTAATTTATCCAGGGCAAGAATTATCTATGCCCGATGGGTCAACATACACAGTAGTAAAGGGTGACTCTTTAAATAAAATTGCGGCAGAGTATAACCGTGCCCATCAAGAGCCCGAGGACGAATTGTCAGACGAAGAAGCTGATGCTATTGATTCTGCCGACACAAGCCCAACAGAAGACGATGTATCAGAATACATGTCTAGACACCCAGACGATGAATCGTCGCCCGCAAAGCCAGTAGCTCCTGTAGTACAAGCTGAAGTACCAAAACCGTCAATGAACCCGTTGCATAGCTATGCTACCTATACATACGGCATTACGTTGTTTGTATTGAGTAAAGAAAGCTACAAAGATCTAGTTAACGGTACTGCAACTTCCAATTGGAAACCCACATATAGTCTAATTAGCAGCGGCGGTAAT